CTACTTGAAAGTATTAACGAGTTTTAAAATGCAAAAAAGAATCCAAGCTATTTCGCACATCCTTAAACAAGTAAAAGAAACAAGGAAGAAAGAAGAAAAGATAAACATATTGAGAGAGAATGATAGTGAGCCTCTAAGATATGTTTTAGAACTTGCATTCCACCCAAATGTTGGATGGTGGTTACCTCCTGGTGCACCACCATACAAACCACTTGGCGGTATCGACCTAGAAGGTTGCTTGTATCGTGAGTCTAGACAGTTTCCTATATTCCTTTCAGGAAATAGGCCAGATCTTAAACCATGGCAACGTGAGAATATTTTTATCCAGTTCCTTGAGTCTATTCATCCAGACGATGCTGAACTTATGCTTCAGGTGAAGGATAAAAAGGTAAAGGGACTTAACGTTCAAACTATTAACGAAGCTTTTCCGGGGTTAATTCCAACATGAGCAAATCAGTAAAAAATAAAGTAGATTTTGAAGCTAAAACAGAATACGATGACCACCGAGAACACCTTAAAGAAAAACGCTTAAAGTCTGCGCTTAGATCAAAAAATAAAGACGCTCTTTTTAATTTATTTGAAAGCGATGATTATTAATATGCCTCTTTATACATTTCGCGATACGGATTCTGGTTATGAATTCGAAGAATTCTTTACTTTCTCAGAGAAAGATGAATTCCTCAAAGAAAATCCAAGCATAGTACAAGTTATTGGGGCACCCAATATTGTATCTGGAATTTCTGGTATTACTCATAAGAATGATTCAGGATTTAATGACCTGATGAATCGTATTGGTAATGCCAATCCACACTCACCGCTCGGCGAGAAATACGGGAATAAGGGAATCAAAGAGGCAAAAATAAGACAAGCCGTTGATCGAGCCAAAGCAAAAGGTTAACCCATAATAAGAAAGAATATTCGGTGGCCACACAAAGACTCACTAAAAGACAAAAAAGAATATTGAGACAAAACGGAGAACTTGAACTTATACACAATAGACCACTTATTAAATCTGATAAGTTTAATATTAGAAAAGTAAGTCCTCTTACAGAAAATCAAAAACTTACATTTGATGCTTTTCATGAAGGAAAGCATATGATGTTACATGGCATGGCAGGAACTGGTAAAACATTTTTATCTCTTTATCTTGCCTTAGATGAACTTCTCTCAGGGATGTCTCAACAAGAAAAGATATATATTATTAGGTCGGTTGTTCCAACCCGCGATATGGGATTTTTGCCTGGATCTTCTCGCGAAAAAATGAAAGTGTACGAGGCACCGTACTCGGCTATCTGCACAGAGCTATTCGGCCGCGGAGATGCTTACGATATCCTTAAAACAAAGAATATCATTGACTTTACAAGTACCTCATTTGTTAGAGGTATTACGATGAACAATTGTTTTGTAATTATCGATGAAATCAACAACATGACATTTCATGAACTTGATTCAGTAATTACAAGAATTGGAAAAAACTGCAGAGTAATATTCTGTGGTGACTTTCGTCAATCTGATCTTCTTCGTGAACAGGAACGTAACGGACTCAAAGATTTTATGAGAGTTATTGAAAAACTTGATGACTTTTATTATGTAGACTTTTTGGAAAAAGACATTGTCCGATCCAAATTAGTGAAGGAATATATCATTGCAAGACAGAACCTTGGACTTCAAGCATAAACAGTTCGAATATAATTTTATCGAATTTGATGATCTAAAACGTATAGATGGAGATGTTCGTCTTTACGAAACACCAGAGGGTAAACGGTATCCATCTGTTACTACCGTACTCGGTAAAATGTCAGATAAGACTGGCCTTGAGGCTTGGCGTAAACGAGTAGGCGAAGAAGAGGCAGTTCGTATTTCTATGCGTGCTGCAACTCGTGGTACAGCAGTTCACGACATGTGTGAAAACTATGTGCTCGGTGCCAATATCAATATGGACATGCCAAACAACAATCTTATCTTTCATCAGATCCGAAAAGTTCTTGACGAGCGCGTAGACCACATTAGAGCGACTGAATGTACACTCTTTAGTAACCATTTGCGCATTGCAGGCACGTGCGACCTCGTTGCAAAGTTCGACGGAAAGCTTTCTATTATTGATTATAAGACTTCAGCAAGAATGAAACGCAAAGAGTGGATTGAAAACTACTTTTTGCAGACAAGTTTGTATTCTTATATGCTCTGGGAGATGACAGGCATTGAAGCAAAGGATATTGTAGTCATTATTGGCGTTGATGATGAGCCTCAGGCGCAAATTTTTGTCGACAAACCTAAAAATTATATTGAAAAAGCAGCAGATCTAGTAAAATCATATCATAGGATGTATTCATGAATCAATTTTGGCAATATTGGGCCGGCGGCGTCGACGAGTATCTACTTGATGCGATTATAGAGCGAGGAGATACCTATCCAGCAGTTGAAGCTGGCCTTGGATACGATGGATATACTCCAAATGACCAATACCGTAGCTCGGAAATTCGTTGGATTCCTCCTGGAATCTCTGAAAACCGTTTTATTCCCGATTTGCTATGGCATTTTGTGCGTATAGCTAATAGAGATGCGTTTGGATTCCATGTAGATCATCTTAACGACATTCAGTACACTACATATCACGGTTCAGAAGGCGGAAAGTACGACTGGCATACAGATACGTTCTGGGCAAACCCCTCTACGTACGATCGAAAGCTCTCTGTTGTCATTCAGCTATCAGAACCTGACGAATATGAGGGCGGAGAGTTCCAACTTGACCCACAAACGCCGCAACCCGATCCGGTAGATCTTCGAAAGCGCGGGACAATCATTATTTTTCCATCATTTCTTCGTCATCGAGTCACTCCAGTCACATCTGGAACACGAAAAAGTCTAGTTGCATGGGTAGAAGGACCTAAATTCCGATGAAAATTAACTCAATTATTGTAGAAGACTTCTATGTAGATCCCGATTCGGTTCGTGAATTTGCTCTTTCACAACCCTTTGATGTAGTTGGTAACTATCCAGGAGCCAGAACCGCTACATTCTTCAACGATTCAGTGAAAGAAGTCATTCAGCGAATCATTGAACCGCAATCAGGTCTTGTAACAAACTGGTTAGATGAAAAATATAGTGGATCTTTTCAGCTTTGTACCGAGGATCATAAAACTTGGATTCATGCAGACTATCATAACACTTGGGCAGGCGTCTGTTATCTTACTCCAAATGCTCCTGTCACAAGTGGTACAGCGTTATACCGTCATAAGGAATCGCATGATCGCGAATGGATTGATGAATTGCATGACGGAAATAACATGGACGACTGGGAAGAGGTCGATCGGTTCGGAAACATCTATAACCGGCTTGTTCTTTATCGTGGAAACCTATACCACGCCTCGGTTGATTATTTTGGAACAACACCAGAAGATGGCAGACTGTTCCAGACATTCTTTTTTAACACAGAATACTAACTTTTTTTAAAAAAAGTATGTACAATTAATCAGAATCAGTGTATGTTAATAACATAATCAATGAGGATGATGTTATGAAACTGGTAATTTACACTCAAGTTCGTGAAAACTACGCCGCCCATAGAGGGTTCGATGGCGAGGGTCGCTGGAAGTACAAGGGCGGCAACACCTATGTTGTAGAAAACATAGATCCTTCCATTGTACTCCAATCAAGCGAGGAAGACCTCGAGGAGCTCAAAAGCATCTTCGATTATATTACCGAAGACAATAACTCATTCCAGGAGTACGTTATTTCTTGGGAAGTCATGGCAGACGACGAAGAAGTCGGTGAGCCATGGGAAACTCCGTACATCATCGAAGCAGGTTACCTTGGTTCACAGGGTGCACACTTTCGTCGTGTGTTTGATAACACAACTGAGTACGGCTGGCTTCATCGTCTGATTACTCAGAAAGAAGAAACCTGGATTCAGATGAAGAACGGCGATCGCCGTGACTACCGCGCTACATGGACTATGAAGGGTGGTGTACGCATCACAACAGAAAAGATGTTGGAAAAGTACATCGCTCTCAATGGAGGACTTTGAATATGTCAAAGAGTAATACTATCTCATATTTCGGTATGGAAACCGTAGAACGAGCAATTGCGAGTTACTTTGCCAAACACGGTTGTACCGAAGAAGTACGTGATAAGCTCATGATGATGGAATCAGAAGATGAGGAAGAATTTTTTCAGATGGTAGAGGACTTTGTAGAAAAGGTATGATATACGATAAGACACACGGTAGTCCCTACGATCGTGGTTCTGCAGATGCTTATTATGATAGGTCACATAATCCACACTGGTATCCAGAAGGATCGTATCGTGGTAAACGTATTGAAGAAGCAGATATGACTGTTGAAGAGATTCAGGCATATGATGCTGGTTATGAAGAAGAAACTGAAAGAAAGAATTGGTAATGTTTAAGATATTCAAGGGTATACCCTCGCGAGATCTTTCGCCTAACGGTAATTTTACATTAGTGTTGGAGAATGGATACAAGATTTCTGTTGCAGTAGGTGGTTCTACTTACAGCAGAGGCAGCTGGGACGACGGATTTCAGAGTGCCGAGATTGCCGTGATCGATCCTGATGGCGAGTTCGTCGATCAAGGCAGTGGTTCCGGTGTCGAAGGTTGGCAGACTGCTAATCAGTTTATCGAGATCTTGAATCGCACCAATG